GCACCTACTATAGGTTCCATCGTGGCGCGGTCATAGAAATAACTGTGTCTCTCGGGGTCGTACCCCACTTGCACGTAGGCAGGATCTGATAGCGCATTGTTCGCCATCTCAATAGATTCCTCTACGCTGATCTTCTTCCACTTACCTTTGACTACGGCGATCGTGCTCTTAGCACTGCCCGTTGCAATCTTCTGGGAGATGCCTTCGTGTGCACCCAAGGTAGCGTCGGTGACTAATGCCACACTCTCGTAGCCGATAGACTTGCCAGCTTTAAAGCCAGAGCCCTTCTCGTGTACTGAGACCACCCAAGTGCCGTGCCGTGTGTACGCAGGAATATCCAGACGAACACCAACTTCGTGGCCTTCCTCCAGACTCTTCATTGGCGCACCTATTCGAGCTTGCTTTCCCTTATCCAGCGACGTGGATACTTCATCCACAGTGGCCGGTGTCGGAACACTCTCGTATGGTGTAACGGGCTTGTACTCGTTAACCAGGCGAGAATACTCTTCCGGAGTCATTGACCCGTCAGCTACCTGCTTGGCAGCTTCAGTTAACTCTGGGATTCTTTTGGTGACCTCTTTGAAGTACATGTCGATCCGCGGGTTCGCGTGCTGGATCTTGACATTCTTACCTTTCTTAGGTTCTGCAGGAGCTTCTTCTGTTTGCGTTTCTTCCACCGCTGTGTCGGTATCCGCGCCCGTTTCTACCGCTGTGTCGGTATCAGTAGTCTCGGCATCCCCATCGACCACAATCTCTGCAGTAGTGTCGGTGAGCGAGTTAATCTTAGGAGCAGCCTGTACCTCTGGCGAGGACTCATACACTGGGGGCTTTGCCGGTGCATCCACAGCTCCTTCGGCGGGCTTGATCCTGAAGTTCATCTCTTCATAGATGTCCCGCGCTGTTACCTCAATGCCTCGCCCCTGCAGCTCTGTAACCTTAGTAGTTACATACGCAGGAATTATCTGGGCGGACATCTCAGCCGTGCCTTTAGCTAACCTGCCGGAAGCTACTAGCTGGCTTACCACCTCATCGTGGATATCATCAGCTTCAGTTCTGGTGGCCTTATCCTCTTTGGCTAGATTCATCAGCCGCTCTAGCTGGCTGCTGTCTCTGTTCTGAATCTCGAATTGTGTGTACGAGTCTGCAGACCGCTTCATGTGCGGGCGCAGTGCCTCAGTGAGCTGCTCGTCTCCGATTATGTCGAGAGCGAATGAGTCCACAGTTAAGGAGACATCCTGGCCGGAACCCATCTGGTCTTGAAGTGTGGTGGGAACAGTTAGTCCGGCATCCATTGCCGCCTGTATTCCTTCTGGAGAGATGTAAACCCTGTCATCGGGATCCATATCCTTAAAGAATTGTCTGGCAACATCAGGAGCCTCTTGGTTCAGCTTCATGCTCAGGATCGAGGATATCATCCCGTCGAGAGACTGCTGCTCATTTACAGAGCCAAGGTCTTTCTCAAAGTTCTGTTGTACTCGGAGTTCGACAGCATCGAATGGAAGAGTGGCAGCTCTCATCGCTCCACCCATCGGACCGCCAGCTACCATGCCCGCAAAGCCTCTATCGAGACTCTCTGCGACAGACATCTCCGCTCCGGTTCCCATTGTCTCGCCGACGTATTCTACTTGTTCTTGTACGAATTCTGTTAAGCCCTCTACGGCTCCACGCTTCGCTATCTCACCGGCAGCAGCTCGTAGTGTTGGAGACGTGAGCTTATTCCCCAGCATGCCCAGAGCACCTTTGGCCGAGAGTCTGTCAATCAAAGTCACAGCGACCGCAGTCGGAACTGACTTAACTAATTCCATTGGGTCTACTGCTCCCCCTCCGGCATTTTCAGTTCTGGACTCGGCTATCTCTTGTGTACGAGAGGCTAGGTATGCGGGAAGAGTTGCCATCATTCCTGCGATATCAACAAAGGACTGTGCCCCAGTCTCCATCACATATCCGGCCAGGTTAGCTACAGAGGGCTCTCCTTTAAGGTCTTCCCAGCTGTACTGCTGCTCGTAGCCGAGACCGCCTTCGGAAATTGCCTTTCCTAGATAGTCCATCTTCTCTGATAGATTGAGGGATCCTTCCTCGGCTAGACCCAATTGTTCTGCCATCATCTCGTAGCCGGACACAGCGGTGCCGGCAAACTGAATCAGGTTACCTGTGAGAGTGTTAGCGCGTTCGCCCATGCCCAGGCCGACATTCTTCCAGTAGCTGCCCTTCCTTCTCTGGGCGAGCTCAAAGCTCTTCATGCCCTCTAAGTCATCGACGGTCATGCGAGCTTGCTTGGGATCTGCCATCCACAGTGCTACACCAGGTGTCTCCTGCTGGAGACGCATGGCATCTATGTTCATCTGCCGTCTGGTTCTGTTGGTCTCTGCCGTCTCTATATCTGATTCAGCAGAAGTGAAGGGAACCCCAGTCTGCTGAGACACGGTCTCAGCCCTGCGAGCTGTCGAAGGGTCATCGACTTCTAGGGCTAGTCCGAGAGACTCATTAAGTTTCTGGGTTTCTCTTTCTTCTTTCCATTTGGTGGCTTTCGCAATAAGTTCTTCATCTACAGGCATTATGGTCTCTTATCTTCTGCATCGGTTAGAGTTGTGAACACGTAGGCAAGCTCCCTATTGGTGTAGGTGTTTCCGGTGTCGCCGAGTAGGGTCTTGGCGTACTCGAATGCTTCAGGATCCAGGCTCTGAATGTAGCTAAGTGCCTGTCCCTGCTTCTCGGGAGTCATATCATCCCACAGTGTGTATCCGGTGGGGTCTGTGCCTATGAACCTCTCTGCGGTGGGAAGTTCTAGCATCATCTTGTCGATGGCTATACGCTGCTCATTGCCATCTGGGTCTCGACCCTCGTGATCGTTCCTGTATTCGAACACGTATCTCTCGAATTGTCTACGATATTTAGCCTCCATACCCCTGTTGGCCATGCCCCCCGTGACCTCCATAACCTTGGAGTTGATCATCTGAGTGCCGGTGAAAACTGGATTCGACTCTATCCCATCGAAGCTCTCGGTGCTCACTTCAGCCCACTGCTCGTAGTCTGACCGGCTTAACGTATGAGAGATCTCCATAAAGTACTCGCTCAGTTCCAGAGGACTACCTCTGCCTCCCTGATATATACTGTACAACTCATCAAGGGTCTCTCTGGGCGTAACGGGGTCTTGGTCTCTGATATAGTTTCTGTGGGCGACCATCATATTCTCGACGATGCTGGGCTCCATTCTGTTCAGCTCTTCCTCGGGGATAGTCTCTGGGTCTAGGCCGTTCAACCGTACCTCATTGAAGTACGCTTGGTGCAGCTCTTTCTGTTCAGTCACAGCATCTCTTTTCTGTCGTCCGATCTCTGCGTCTCGTCTGTTCCAGTGCGCGGATAGCCTCGACTCAGCCTTCTCTCGTACTTTAGGGTCCAGACCTTTTAGGGATTCAAAACCTTCCTCGAACGAGAGGTCGCTGGCCGCATCAGCCGCCTCGATTGATTGCTCCAGTACTGACTCATCTTCTGCGACACGGGTTAGCTGCGCTCTTACCTCAGAAGGAATGTTCTGAGCCCACTCCTCCTGCAGAGCCTCTAGTCTTTGCTCTGGGGGCAGCTGCTCGATCTTAGCTCTGGCCGTATCGTTGCGCCAGTCCAGTTTCATTTGGGCAGCGCGAGCTGGCTCCAGGTAGTTCATGTCCACTGCGCTGTCTATAAGGTGGTCGTTCGTCTTCATCGCAGCGAGCGTGTCGCCATTGAGTGCGGCATCTCGGTTGCTGGCCATGCCCTCGACGATGTAAGCCCGCTGGTATTCTCCCTCTACGCCTTTGGCGTGATTCTTTATTTTCTCAAGACCTTGGGTGAACTGAAGATCCGCATCGAGATTGAATTGTGCTCGGGCTGCTGGGTCTGAGATAAGGCTTGCCGCAGACTCCATGTGCGTCTTCATGTTGTTGGTGTACCGATCCGGTATTGTGGAGTAGTCTTCGTCGTCGTTGTAAGCGTTGTCCTCTATGGTCGCCGCCTTCAGGAGCTCCGTACGCGCCTGAGCCATCTCGTAGCTCGTCTTACGCTTGTACATGTCGTCGCCGACTCGACCCAGCTCATTAGACAGCTGCTGTGCACCAGTACCCACAGCACTGATGTCGGCTACCTGCACTCTCTGCTGGCCCGATACTTGGGTTCTGCTTATGTCACTGGCTCTGGGTATTTGAGGCATTCTTTATGTTCCTTCTTTCGCCGGTCTCTTAGAGGCGTAGTCGTACGCGCCACCCAGTGCAGTTGCTGCTGCTCCGAGGTACGCATTGTTGCGTGCGCTCTTGCCGCCCGCTCTGGTCGTTGCCGCGCCGGTAATGAGTTCTCGTGCTTGCATCTCACCTTCATACAGTGCTGCCAGCTCGTTGTACCTGCCCGCTCCTCCTATTCGTGCAATCTGCCGAGTGGAGGCCGCGTCACCTGCGAAGCCGGATCCGGCCTGGATAGAGGCTGCATCTGACATGGTGCGCGTGGTCTGTCTTACGATTTCCTGCGAACGGGTGTGTGCATCGCGTCGAGCGACACTGGCATTTGCCTCCATCTGAGACGCAGCAGAGTCGGCCTGTGCTTTAGCTGCACGGCCTTTCTGTATCTGCGATCCCACACTGAAGACCGTGGATGCCACCATTAGTGGTACGGATGCTTGTGCCATCGGTACACGTCCCCCTGTGCGTTAGTTTGGTGATACTCAAAGCCCACTTTCTCTAGGACTTTAGGTGCATTATTTTCCCCTACATCGGCCACTGCGTATACCACATCGTAGTTGCTCTGTAGGAATATGTCGAAATCTTTAATGACCCGCATTATCCTTTTCGGATACTTACGCATCGGCTCCTCAATGTGAGCGAACGCATAGGGCGGCTCTGTATGGATTACCCCAGCTGCTGCTATCGGTACTCCATCTTCTTCAGCCACAATGGCTCTAACTGTAAATCCCAGCGTGTCGAGGCCGAAGCTACTCAAGTCTTGCGCTGCCATCGGTCGGATCATCAATGTCTTCTACCTCATAAGTTATGGCGAGAACCTGCGCGGGGCCAGTGGCCTCTAGCGTTATTCTAGCATCTGTATCGTATGTACCGTTAAACTCGAATGACATCTCGTCGTAATCAACGTATAACCACGACCTTTGGTCAGAGGCGAGCAGTCCACCGGACCCACCCGCGAAGAACACATTTGCCTTTCTGGAAGCCAGCGATGTTATCCCAGTGAAACCCGTGTACGTGGCGTACGTGGTCGGGGCAGTGGGGTCTCGGAAGTCTAGCACCACGCCGGTAGTGGCGGTATTCACGTACAGCCAGGGGCTGTATGCGACCGCATCCACCATGCCGACCGTGCTCGCGTTCGTTATCGACCCCACATACACTGCGGTGGGGAGCTGGTCGATAGAGTAAGCGTGTACCTTGCCCAGAGATGGCTCCATAACGTACAGCCACCCGTCATCTACTATGCAGCCGGTAGCCGCACTCGCTACTCCGGACATAGAAATAATACTATCTGTCATAGCCGTTGGGTCAGTAACATTAGTCACGTGGATGTCATCCTCCCACGCCGTTATAACGTACGTCCCTATTGTGCCCATCTTGATCGGGTTAGGGGGGTTAGAGCCGTACGTCAGCGCGACCTCGCCCACCACTGCTGGAGCTGTAGGGTCGCTGACATCAATCGCAGCAAGGCTACCATTGGTGTCTTGGCTGGGGACATAGACCACATCTCCCACTTTTACAATCGCCGAGCTCGGGGTCTGTACTATCCCCTCGTCGTAGCCGACTTGGCTCGGGCTCGTATTGGTACTGATGTCTACCACTGCGAGGCCGCGGTTAAGTGTCCCGTCATCGTCCTCTCGGGTCACCACGTATGCGTAGTCTCCGTCTACTAGCATCGCGTAGCCGAGCAGGTCATCGCTCGACACACTAGATGTCAAGTTCAGGAATGAGACATCTGTAAGAATATCAAGGTCACTGGCATCCACTGCTCGGAATGCTCCTGCGCGGGGGGCCAGCTGATCGGACACCTTGGTCCAGGCCGTGTCGTCCGTGTTGAATGCCCACAGTTGCGCCATAAGGTCTGCGCCAGTACCCAGCTTGGTGCCGCCCCAGATGTAGAAATTGTTATTAGCCGTGTCCATCGCCATGCCGAAGTCTGTGCGGCCCCACGGTTCTGTAACGCCTTGACTCCCGTACGTGCCGGTGAAAACAGCACCCCACGTGTTCCCAGAGATGTCGTACCTGTTCACGTCGATATCGTAGTTGGTTGTCCCCACCCGCGGCTTGCCGGACCAGTCGTAGAGATACCCGTCGTTTCCGGCGACGATCTGGTGGTCCTCTTTGGCCACGGGGTGGCTGGCTATAGCCGCCATCGTGTTCGTGCCAACGGTGTAGCTGTAGCAGCGGTTCGAGTCAACAAGAGCCGTTGGTCCGTACCCACAGGTTATGTAGATTACTCCAGCACCCGTACCCGACTGCACGGCGACCATGTCGTGCTGCTCTTTAGCCTCTATCGTTCCGGAGAACGCAGTGTACGACCATGTGTCCGTGGCGATAGTGTAGATCTGCCATGTGGTTGTAGGCCCGCCCCCATCTCCTCCGTACTGGTAGATAACCCCATTGTACGCGGCCATCGCCGCGTCATCCCTGTGGGTGGTGGGTTGCGATACGGTTAACCACGCGGACGTAGCTACGTCATACGCCTGGAACCCGCTGGCGTTATTGTGGAAGAGGTAGATCACGCCGTTGTGTTCTGTCGAGCATCCGGTGCTGAACCCGTTGGGGATGTCGGTGAGGACCGCCAAGGCTGCGGTGCTAATGTCGTACTCATACCACTGGGTGAGGCCAGCTGCGCCGCCGCCGAGGTACAGCTTCCCGTTGTAGTACTCCATAGCTTGGTGATTATTCGAAGTGGGGGGCGCGGGAACGTCTGAGCACGCGGCGTACACGTAGTTGCCCTGCACATCTAAGTCGTTGATCGTCAGCCCCGTAAGGGTGTCGGTGATGGTTGGTTCTGGCTCAGTCGTAGGAGCCCTTGCCCTTCCCCTATCTATCTCTGGCATGTCGGATAGGGTGCTTGAGTCTGGACCGTACCTAAAGTTCCGGAGGGCAACTGACCGCATGACCAGACCAATTTGGACTACTCGCTTGCGGTAGTTTAGAACAGTGTTAGTCACATACCTGGCCAGCTTATTACTTTTCCACGTAGCCGTGTGCCGTAAGCCCACAACAACATCTGTCCAGTCACTCTCGTTCAGAGTTATGGATCCACTGGCGACTATGTCTCGGCCTTTCTCTACGCCGTCAGCCCACACATATACGGTAAGCCCCTCTAGGTGGTCGAGGCCGCTGAAGGTTGCACCTGGAGACGCTGCGTACACGTGAGAGTCGTAGTGGCGGGAGTCAGCCCCACCTATGCTCTCGGAGAACTTAGCAAGCCTCTCTATGTATCTGGTTCCGTCGCGCTCTACTACCATGTAGATCTCGTCCTCGTTACCAGTGGGCGCGGAGACCATGTCTTCCACAGTCCCGCCCCCGCCGAGAGTGATTCTCGACCAGGCTGTAACCTCTTCGACGTTGTCAAAAAGCAGCACACGGACACTGCCGTCAGTCAAAAGACAGTACATGCGTGGCTCTGGCTCACTGGAGTAGATGATTCTCTTCACGCCTGGGTCAAGTATCTCCGGATGCAAGAGCGTGGTGTCGTGCGCTTGGATCTGCTCGCCTTTAAGCCCGCTGAGTGCGTACAGCTTCTTCAGGCCGCGATTAACGAAGTATATGATCTGGTCTACTATCTGAGGTCTAATGCGAGCAGAGCCCTTGTTAGAGCCTCTGCGTACGTTAGCGTTGCTAGATGTAATTGCCTCAAAGTCTCCGCTAGAACTGATCTGCACTTCTTCTGAGCTCAAGCCCATCATAAGCACATCCCCGCCCACCAGCCACGATACATCCTGCACCGGACCGAATCCGATTGTTTTAGTTATCGCAGCTGAGTCTCCGGAGATCAACTCGTCGAACGAGGTGTAGAGGTCAGAGACGGACCCGTAAAGTCTGGATCCACCGGCAAGGTATAGCCGGCTCTCGAATACTTCGGTAGCTGTAGGAGAAGGTAGATAAGAACCAAAGAGTCCCTGCCACCAGTCTACGGTGGCTGTTGTGCCCCCGAATTCGGATGTCACCCGCACGTTGGCCACAGTGGCACTCTGCACAGATGTGACTTGGCAGATCCCGTACACGTCGCCGTGAAGGAGCTGGTAGTAATCGTACGTGCTTGTACCGGATCCGCTTGCATCGAAGAAGTCATTACTGGCTGTCAGAGTTGTGTCACCGGATGTGGCACCTGGAGTCAGAGTTGTCGATGAAAGGTTTATCGGGCCAAAGGGACCGTCGATTGTGTTTGGTAGCTCAAATGACCAAGACTTATTGCCCCGTCGTTTGATTATCCAGAACGGCCAGCTGAAGCCCGAGAGCTCGTACGCCCCGTCCGTAATGAACATAACGTCATTGATCTGGGTGTAGCGTAGAGTCTGCAGAGTCGCCGCAGTGGTAGAAGTATCTGTGACCATGTTGCCTACGACTTTAAGGTCTCCGGCTGCTTCATACGCCACAGTGTTACAAAAGGAGGAGTACGGTTTGTCATTAGCCAGAGTGACTGTAGTGGCAGATCCATCGGATACCCACGTTAAGAGGTGCACTCCGAAGCCGAGGGTGTCTGTGAAGATGTCCGCAGACTGTGCGCCGTTTGTTCCGATTTGAATAGTCATCGGGGTGTCGGCCACTTCCACGTAGAGTGTTCGCTCTCCGGATGTGCATGTCAGTGTTTGGTATACGCGACCCCAGTCCCCGTCAGCTGTGCCACCGGTTAGGTCGAGTCTGTCGTTTGTAGCGTCGTGCGCCGAGCTGCCAGCACCTGTGGAGGCATCTGTCCATCCGGTTATGCTGCCGGTGAACCCACCGTTGGTGATCGTGTCTACCGTAGCAGTGGCTTGCGCCAGCGTGCCGTCGAGCCAGAACCGCAATGATTCCACACTTGGGTTAGCCGTGGACTGGGAGAACTCTAGGATGGTAGGAGTGGTGCCGTCGTCTACAAACGCCATTAAGAAGTGCGAGCCGTTAGGGAGGGCATCTCCAAGGTACTCAGTGCCAGGGCGATAGACCATCGGGCCTATGCGCTGCGGCATGAAGTTATCCATCAGAGAGCCGGAGTTGTGGACGCGCTCGACATCATCGCGAGCCATTACGCCTTCGTCAACTTCACCTCTATTGAATTTATTCGAGTAACCCCTAGCCATTATCTACGGCCTCTGGGTTCGGCGCGTAGGCCACGTGTTCCTTGAGCGTGTCCAGCTGCCAGAGGATATAACCTCTGGTGGGTTGCGCTGTGCATCGGTGCTGTACGCCTCAGATTTGTACTCTTCGTATTTATACTCGGCATTTTGAAGGTCTGCCCCTGGGAGTGCGCCACAGCCTCGTGCTAATTCTGCAGCTACTAGATTGAACACATACGTCGGCCATGTGGTCGGCGTGGTGACTTGCTCGTTCGACAGATACCGGACATAGATCTCGTCGGTGTCTGCGAAGAAATAGTCGCCTTCTCGAAGGTACTCTGCCGGAAACCGGAAGTACTCGTCACCCGAGATCTTATCGATACGGATCATGTCGGAAGGAACAGCGAATGCGTAGTCGTATGCGAACTCTGGATCTACTGCATCGTCGTTAGATAGTTTGACTGTCTTGTATAAGAAGCCCCATGACACTAGCTCGAACACGGTTTCTACTGCTTTTTGGTTCATAGCGTAGTCGAGGGCAACTTTGCGATCTGACTCGTCGGTGTTAGAAGTAATAGGGGGCAGCTTCAATAGCTGGAGTGCTTTGTTGTACAGCTGGCGTGTGGTGTTATCGAGAGTGTATGTGGACAGCAGCGGTCGAACGGAAGGCTCTTTGCCTCCCTCGATCACAATAGCTTGTCCAGTGCGCCTCTCGGCTATCTGACCTAGATCGCCAGATTTCTCTGGGGCGAATCTCGGTGCAAGTTCGTAGGCCAGATACGCGGCCATTGCCTTCTTAAAGGAAGTGGACCATGCGCTCTCGGCTGTGGTGCCAATGATGTAGCGGAGATAGGCAGTACTGAATCCATCTACCACTATGTCGGTGTTTTCTATAAAGAACCTGGTTATCGGGACTTGCAAGTCCTCGTCTGCCCAAAGCTCCACAATGTTGTGGAAGTCGGCAGGTAGGCTGAACACATTGTCGTAGCCGTGCACAGCACTGGGAGCCCCGCCGGTAAGAGCGGCTACCCTGGTCGCGAACTTGGGTTTAATAGTTTCAAGTAGGTCTTCTTCAGCCAGCGCATAGACAGAGTCTATCGCCAGTCGCAGAGCACTGCCGTCGTCTACGTGCCTGAACTCTGCAGCACCCAGTAGGGCAGCAGTGGCGTTATAGATCTCAAGCTGGTCTGCGGAGAGGGATGCTGCCGCAGCTTGCGGGAGTATCGGATTCTCTTTCACGCCCTCTAGCGAGAGTGCGATGCCCAGTGCTTTCTCGTACGCAGCTTCTGCTACTTCGATCCGGCTGGGGTTGAGTCGGCTGGCAATCTCTTTCGCCAGATATGCAGACACTAGCCTTGAGAAAGTGGGTGTCCACAGTACAAGGGATCTGCCGCTGGTGATGTACCGCATCCACAGGTTCGTGGCTATGTCGGTTGCTACCGTACGTCCTTCGAGCACGTATCGGTCTACTGGATTCTGGAAGTCTTCGTCTGCGAAGAATGAGCCGTTGCTACCGTGTACACCTGGATCCGAAAGGGTCGAGATGAAGTCGGCAGGAAGGGTATACACGCTGTCAAGACCGTGGACACTACTGGCCGCGGGTGATGCCAGTTTAACACTGGACACAGCAAATCGAGGTTTGGCTACCTCAAGGCAATGATTCACCAGCTCTAAGTTGTAGGTCTCGTCTAGTACATAGCGAGGCTCACGGTCTTCATAGAGGTTGGATAGACGACGCTCTCCCAGTAAGGCAAGAGCGTTGTTGTATATCAGTAGCTTTGAAGTAGCCATAGTTTACCTATCGATTGAGGACAGCTAGGATTTCTTCCAGCTTCTTATACGCCTCGGCTTGTGTTGGAATAAGCTCGTGTACTACCGAGCCATCGTCGTTATCAATGATACACCACTTCTTAACGCCGCGCTGCTTGACAGTATACCTGTCCATGCCCGCTTGCTCTTCGTAGCTGACGTTCTCCAGCTGCGTGAAGTTTGTTACCGCCAGTAACGCTTTGTTGGCGTGCTTGAATGTCACGATCAGCTTGGCTACAAAGGATCCGTCTTCTGCTACCGCTCTCACCTCATCGAACATCTTGAGTTGAGCTGCTACGTGATCCCACAGTTCAGACCTGGTTAGATCATCTTTTCCCATCCCAGTAGGAACCACAGCGTTGTGTGTCGTGTACTGGTGGTGCGCTCTACCGAATTCGCCTGGCTTGATCGGTATTGCTGGAGCTTGTTCTTTTTTAGGGGTGGGGGTTTTTGTTGGTTTCTTCTCTTCAGTTTCAGACATTACGTCCTCCAATTTAGTTTAGTTATAAAAAAGCCCCTGCCGCTTCGTGGGCAGCAAGGGCTCTTTGTTTACATCTCACTCAGTATTAAACTGAGCTTAGGGCAACTGCGCCAGTGTTAACGATGATAGTGCCGTTGCCGCCATTATCAAACAACACAACCAGCTGCTCGTTCTGCGCGTTCAATGTCGCGGTGTTATTAGTACCGTCCCATGTTCCGCTAGTCAGAGTAACAGTGTGACCCGCAGTACCAGTACCTGCCTGTTTGACTGAGAAGATCCCAGCGTGCAGAGCAGCTTCCGCTATCGTTGCAGTGATCTGGGT